AACACAATTTGAAAAAACATTTTTAGATCCTATGAGATTTATATTACAGGCGATTGGTTGGGAACACGAAGAAAAGGCCAGTTTAGAGGCATTTTTTGGATGATAACAGGTTTATTTTTATTATTAATAACTTTACATTGGGGTTTTGCCACAGGAGCCATATTGGCTGCTAGAACTAATTTAAGTATACCTCAATTCTTAATAATAATATTAATGATTAGATATTTTATACAGGCTTATGGACTTTCAAACTAACAAACAATATGGAGTAATATATGCTGACCCTCCTTGGTATTTTAAAACGTATAGTAACAAAGGAAAGGATAAAAGTCCTGAAAGACATTATCCTTGTATGTCTATCGCTGACATTATTCGGTTACCTGTTGACCGAATTGCTAAGGACGATGCAGTCCTTTTAATGTGGGTTGTAGATCCACTTTTAGACCAGGCGTTTAAAGTTATTGACGCCTGGGGCTTCAAGTATAAGACAGTTGGATTTACTTGGGCAAAAACGAATCGAACTAAAATGGGTTTCTTTACAGGTTTAGGTTATTGGACTAGAGCCAATCCTGAAATGTGTTTGTTGGCTACTAAAGGCAAACCAAAAAGAAAATCAATGGGTGTAAAACAATTAGTGGTACAGGAAAGAGGTCGACATTCCGAGAAAACATTATTACACAAAGAGATTGAAGCTCTTGTAGATGGTCCATACATAGAGTTGTTTGCTAGAAAAAAGCCATTTAAAAATTGGGACTATTGGGGAAATGAAGTATGATTGAAATGTTTGGAGTAGGATTAATGGTTGCCATTTTTATGGTAATAGTGTATATTATACCTATTTGGTTATTGAGAAAATGGAATGATGAAGACCCTAAATAAAGAACAAGCCCTATATTGTGCTAATATATTCAATGACTATTTTAGTCAGTTTGATAGAATAGATCAGTATATGAGAGATCAAAAGTTATCTCAATTAGAAACAAATAATTCTGCTGGTACATTATTTGATGATGGTCCTGAAGAAGACTTGTTTAATAGTGACATATCACCTGAAGAAATGAACTTTGAAATAAAAGAGATTACTAATGAAAGATTTGATAAACTTTTAAATATGGTTTCTTCACATACAAATATGTCAAATGTTCCAGGTAAGAACTTAAAGATAGTTGTAATGGAAACTAATACACAAAAGATAGTTGGTTTTATTAGACTATCATCTCCTGTAATTAATATGAAACCTCGTAATGAGATGTTAGGACAAGTGCCTGATTTAAAATCATTTAACAAAACTTCTATTATGGGTTTTGTAATTGTGCCTGTACAACCATTTGGTTTTAATTATTTGGGTGGTAAACTATTGGCCGCTGTTTGTTGTTCACACGAAGTAAGACAAAAGATGAATGTTAAATATGATATGAATATGGCCTTATTTGAAACAACATCTTTATATGGTAATAGCAAATCATCAAGCCAATATGATGGTATGAAACCATTTTTAAGATATAAAGGCTTAACTGATAGTGACTTTATACCTTTAATACACGGTAAACCCTACCACGATTTGGCTAAGTTTGTAGAAAACAATATAGGCAAATTAGTAAAAGATGACGCTTCAAGTAAAAAACTAAAACTTACTATGGCTATTATTGGTTTAGTTAAAAGAAGTTTAGATGGTACAGATTTAGAAAATTTTAACACAACTATTAGTAATGCTAAAAAACTTACAGAAAGAAAAAGATATTATGCTTGTAATTATGGTATTAAAAACTATATCAATATTGTAAATGGTACAGAAACAGATATAGTCAAAGATGAAAACTACGACAAACATAACCTAAATAATATTATAGAGTGGTGGAAAAAGAAAGCAACCAATCGTTATAATAATCTTAAAAATGAAAATCGTTTGAGGAAAGAACTTGAAATATGGTCACCGGATGCACAAATACAGATAATCAGATGATAACAAAAAAAGATTACGAAGAATTAAAAGATTATTGGGACTTCCAAAGAAAGGTAGAATACAATAAAGAGGTTGTATTTAATATGGCCGATTCTTTTGAGGGTCGTGTATATAATGATTTTGGACCTGTCAACCTTAATGATATGAAAGAATTGTTATGGATGAGGGTAAAACCTGAAGATTATGAAAATCCAAGAAAAGGTTGGGTGCCTATAAATGAAAAATATAGGTTTGAATGGGAAGGCGAAGCTAATATGCCTAACTTTGAAATAGATACGCCAAAAGGTGATAGAATCGCTTTAAAGGCAAAAGATATTAAAAGGTGGCAAGAGGCCTTTGAAGACGATAATGGAAATAATGATATATAATAAGGGTAAAATTGTAGAACGGTACCATTTTAAGCCACAGGAGCTTGACAAAATTAAGAATTTCTGTTATAATGATAACATCAAGTGGTACATATTAAAATATAGTGAAAAGGAGATAATGGAATATGAGCAATTTTCTAAAGGACATAATTAAAGAAACAGGTAATGAGTACGCTACACTTGTAAGTGAAGGCGTTGATAGCGCAGACGTAACAAGTTTTATTGATACAGGCTCGTATTCTTTTAATGCTTTGTTATCAGGTAGTATTTACGGTGGTATGCCTGGAAATAAAATCACAGCAATCGCTGGTGAAGCCGCAACAGGTAAAACTTTCTTTGCTTTAGGTATCTGTAAACATTTTTTAGATACAGACAAAGACGCAGGTGTAATTTATTTTGAATCAGAAAGTGCCATCTCAAAAGAGATGATTGAGGGTAGAGGTGTTGATTCAAGTAGAATGGTAATTGTGCCAGTTGCCACAGTACAAGAATTTAGAAATCAATCAATTAAAATTATAGACAAATATTTAGAACAACCAGAAGATAAACGTAAACCATTAATGTTTGTATTAGATAGTTTAGGTATGTTATCTACTACAAAAGAAATGGAAGATACGGCTGCTGGTAAAGAAACAAGAGATATGACTAGATCACAAATAGTCAAATCAACGTTTAGAGTTTTAACACTTAAATTAGGTAAAGCAAATATACCTATGATAATGACCAATCACACTTATGATGTTATTGGTTCTATGTTCCCACAAAAAGAAATGGGTGGCGGTTCAGGTTTGAAGTACGCCGCTTCATCAATCATCTACTTAGGTAAACGAAAAGAAAAAGACGGTACTGAAGTAGTTGGTAATATTATACATTGTAAAAATTATAAAAGTAGATTAACAAAAGAAAATGCTCAAATAGATGTCAAACTAACTTATAAAAAAGGACTTGATAAGTATTACGGTCTGTTAGAACTAGGCGAAGAAGTTGGTATCTTTAAAAAGGTATCAACTAGATTTGAAATGCCAGATGGTTCTAAAGTATTTGGTAAAAATATCAATGATGAGCCTGAAAAATATTTTACAAAGGAAGTATTAGATAAGATTGATGAATATGCCAAAAAGAAATTCAGCTACGGATCAGACGAAGAATAAAAAAAGATACGTTTTTGTTCAAAAAGAAGGTGACGATTTTACTTGTATAAAAATCGTTGATGGTAAATTTGAAAACGTTATCTATAAGTACGGCAAAGTTGGATTTGCTAGAGATGAAAATCCAGACGGAACGTTGCCTATGAAGTTTGATTATGATATAGTAAGTAATCCTAATAAGGCAGATATTGATTCACAAGACTTTATAGATTTTATTGGTGATATATTAATGGAACAATTGGAAAAACAGGTAACAGATGGCACCGTTGTCTTTGACAAATAACGAAAGAATAGAAATAACTATTTTAAGAAACTTCTTTTATAATGAGGAGTTTACAAGAAAGGCTTTACCTTTTGTAAAACCTGATTACTTTACAAATAGAATAGAAAAACTATTGTACGAAGAAATAGATAAGTTTGTACAAGAATATAAAAATCTACCTACAAAAGAAACCATTTTAATTGAGTTTGGCCGTAGAAAAGATATAAATGAAGAAGAATTAAAATTAATTAAAGAACTTGTTATTAGTTTTACAGATGAAAAGTCTGATTTACAATGGTTGTTAGATACAACAGAAAAGTTTTGTAAAGATAGAGCAGTACATAACGCTGTATTATCTGGCATTAAGATACTAGATGGCAAAGATAAACAAAGACAGCCAGAGGCAATACCAAGCATATTAAGTGAGGCATTGGCCGTTAGTTTTGACAATCATATTGGACACGATTATATTGGTGACGCTGAAAGTAGATTTGATTGGTACCATACAAAAGAAAAAAGATATCCTTTTGACTTGTCTTTCTTTAACAAAATTACAAAAGGTGGTGTACCAAGTAAAACACTAAACATCGCTTTGGCAGGAACTGGTGTTGGTAAGTCTTTGTTTATGTGTCACGTAGCTTCTAACTTCTTAACACAAGGTCAAAATGTATTATACATTACTTTAGAAATGGCTGAAGAAAGAATTGCTGAAAGAATTGACGCCAATTTAATGGACGTTACAATGGATGATTTACACGATATGCCTAAACAACTATATGATAATAAAATGGCCAAGTTAAGAAGTAAAACAACAGGTCAATTAATCATTAAAGAATATCCAACAGCGTCAGCTCATAGTGGTCATTTTAGAGCATTAATTAATGAACTATCATTAAAGAAAAGTTTTAAACCAGATGTTGTGTTTGTAGATTATTTAAATATTTGTGCTAGTAGCAGATTTAAAGGTGGTAATATATCTTCTTATTTTTATATTAAGGCAATTGCTGAAGAATTAAGAGGCCTAGCAGTTGAGTTTAATTTACCTATCTTTTCTGCTACACAAACAACTAGAACTGGTTACGTAAGTACAGATATTGGTTTAGAAGATACTTCAGAAAGTTTTGGTCTACCTGCGACAGCCGACTTTATGTTTGCCTTAATGTCTAATGAAGAATTAGAATCTTTAGGGCAAATGAAAGTAAAACAATTAAAGAATAGATACAATGATCCTGGTTTAAACAGAGCATTTATTGTAGGTGTTGATAGAGCAAAAATGAGATTATATGACGTGGAAAATACGGCACAAAATATAGTAGATAGTAACCAAACAAAAGAAAAGGAAAGTTATCCTACACCTGAACAGGCTTATGATAAGTTTTCTGATTTTAAAGTATAATGGTAAAAAAAAGAATACAAAAAGTAAAGTTTCACAAAGGTGATAGACGGCCTAATAATGAACAACCAAATCTTTCTTATGTAAAGAAGATGAAAAAACATAAGAAAGATATTATATGGGAAGTCATTGAAAAACCTAATAATAATGTGATTGCTCAATTCTTTTTTGAAGAAGACGCTTACAAATTAGTGAAGTTTCAGAATAAAAACAAGGTATGGGAGCCTAATGGAGGCATACCAAAATTCTTATGGGTAAGTGTTTAGTGTTATAAATATTAGTAAATAATTGATTTATATGGAACAAGTGATTATAGTAATGGGAAAAATGAGAGAGAAATGTTTAGTTTTAAAGGATTTTTTACAAAGGAAAAAAATACACATTTAGAACATCTGGAAGACGATATAATAAATCGTGGTTCAAAAGGTGGTCAAAATGCTATTAATTTTCTTAATTCAATAAGAGATATGCTAGCTGGTTCTTCCAGTAGTAAAGTCAATATGTCCGTCAAATGGGACGGAGCTCCTGCTATAGTCTGTGGTATTAATCCAGAAAATGGTGAATTTTTTGTAGGTACAAAGGCCGTTTTCAATGTAAATCCTAAAATAAACTATACATCATCTGATATAAGAAGAAATCATAGTGGTGAATTGGCTAACAAATTATCTATAGCATTAAGAGAACTTAAAAAATTAAACATATCTGGTATATTACAAGGTGACTTTTTGTTTTCAAAATCAGATTTAAAAACAGCAAAAATAGATGGTGAAAATATGTTAACTTTTACACCTAATACTATTACATATGCTGTACCTATTGATTCAGATATTGGTAAAAGAATTAAAAGAGCAAGAATGGGTATAGTATTTCATACATCTTACTCTGGTAAAACAATGAAAGATTTAAAAGCAGGTTTTGGTACAGTTTCCGGTCGATCTGGAATATCTTCCGTGTTTTTAGCTGACGCTGCTTATAGAGATGTAAGTGGCTCAGCTAAATTAACATCAAGCGAATTATCAACCTTTAATGCTAGAATAAGAATGGCTGAAGGATCTTTATCAAAAGCTGGTTCTATGTTAGATGAAATGGCCAAATCTTCGTCTGATGCATTATCTGTAGGTTTTAGATTAAAGACTTTTTTTAATCACTATATAAGAAATACACAAGGTAATATGGCTAAAGTAAAAACACTTGTAGATATGTTTGGTGAATATTATGAAAATGTTTTACAAGCAGAAATAGATAGTAGAAAGACAGAAAGTGGTAAAAAGAAATATCAGGATATTTTAAAAAAGAATATGGTTTATATTAATAGAAACAAACAAGCCTTATATTTTGCTATTGCTTCACACGTTACCTTACAGAATGCTAAAAATTATTTGGTTAATAAGTTAAGTGAAATACAAAGTATTGGCCATTTTTTAAGAACATCTACAGGATATAAAGTAACAGCTCCTGAAGGATTTGTGGCCGTTGATAGAGTGGCTGGTGCTGTCAAGTTAGTAGATAGATTAGAATTTAGTAGAGCCAATTTTACG